TTGTCTAGCGGTTCAACCTTGAATTTGACCACTGGAAGGTCTCGGGCATCACATTTTGATTCAAAACGCCTAGAAACAGGCTTTCTGCTCGATTCTGATAGGTTGTGGCGTGTTTTTTTGGCTGCCTTTGGCATATTACCAGTTCTTGCACGACCAGTACCGTGCTGTCAGCTTGCTTGGAGGGTTGCTGTCACACCCATGCCTAGCTCTGAAGCTCTTGCGCCTTGCTGGATTGCTCTTCTTAATGCTCATCTTGGGATCGCCGTAGCGGATTGTCTTGCTCTCACCACCCTTGCAAGCCCTGACTACGAACTTCTTTGGTCCTCCAGGGGTACGCCTTGGGCTGTTGCAGGGTAAATCTTGTGTACTCATTGGTCATCTACCTCATCAGTGTCAAAGTCATCAGGAATCGAGTCCTGAAGCGATTGTAGTGCCTTCTGGTGGCTCTCAAAGAAGCCTGACAGCCTCTTCACTTGCTCTGTCAGCCCATTCCACTGTGCCTCGAACACCTCATAGGAGCAGTTGGCATTCATATCGTCTACGAGTTGCCCCAATAGCCTCAGTACGCCGTGTAGCTGGGCATTCTCTCGCTGAAGTAGGCCGATAAACTTATGGCTCGCCTTCAGTTGCTCCCGATCACTCTGCAAAACCGCCCTTCTTAGCCTTCATCATCCGCCAAGTGCGGGGGCTGATGGTGCTTTTAGATTTGGGACGGCTAGTGCCAGCTTTACGGCGGGCGTTGATGTTGGCGTATAGACCTGGCTTAGATTTGTTCATTTCACGATTGTACCACATCCCCCACCTGATAACCAACTTCGTTCTTTGTCAGGTGTGAGGATGTCTGAGCCAGCCCCAACCCAACCCAACCCAGCTTTCGTTCTTTGTTCTGATTACCAGAACACGCTACGGAAAGAACGTAGTGGTATGGGGGGAGGACGGACTAAGGAGTCCTTCCCCCTACTTTCCTTCGCGTAATATATGTATTATATTATAAGGGTCTGACTGCTCTATAAATGATAGTAACTTGAAAGTAGATTAGAAAGTAGTCTGATTGGCGGTATACAAGCCATTGTCAGACAGTATCTTCTTAGCCTTGTGAAGGCGTTTAAGATAGCGATAAAACGTGGATTCTGATACTTCCAGCTTTTCGATGATATGGCGGCATAAATCACCCGCCTGCCACTCCTTTGAACCCATCTCGGTTAGGAACTTTTTATCGTCAACCGCCTTGTGTGCGCCTGGTTTCTTTAGCTTGTCTGGGTTGAGGTTAAAGTTCTGGCGGAACAGCGGGTAAGACCACTGCACCACGAAGGCATCCATGGGGCTGAAGTTGCGTAGCGTCACCTCGCAGGTGAAGGTGCGCTCATCCTCTTCGTGAGGCGTGAGAACCACCAAGCTGTCTGGGTTGCGAGCAAACACCCCACTGCCACTGAACCTATCAATCGACTCCGACCCACTCTTGTTGCCCTTGGAGAAGTGGTGTGAGAGGATGATCGACAGATTGTGACGGGTCGCTAGGTACTCAAACTCATTCATCAAACTTGACATATCGCCCGCGCTGTTCTCATCCCTCTCACCCATCAGCATATAGTTTGGGTCAAGGATGATGGCTTGGTATCCCTTGCCTTCAATCTGCTTCTCGATCATAGGTCGGATGAGAGTCAAGTCGGCAGCGTGGCCTCGCAGCGTCCATGTGTCGAAGTCATCGGCCTTGTCTTCTAGTCCCTTTGCCTTGACAACATCAGCCAACCGATTGCGGAAGCTCCATTCTTGGATCTCGAAATTGATAAACAACACCCGCGACATCTTGCACTGCTGCCCCCACCAAGGCACGCCAGCGTGTAACGAAAGGGCTAAGTCGATTAGACTCCAACTCTTAAACGCCTTGCTTCCTCCACCCAGCAACATCTTCCCGCCTCTGTGCAACATTCCCTCAATTAGTGTCTCTGGTGCGGGTAAGTCTTCTTTAATAAGTTGTGCATAAGATTTGATCGGCGGCCACTCATCGGTCTTGGGTTTGATACCAAGTGCTACGGCTGGTTCTATCATTTTCCTCCTTTGCAAAACCAAAGCAGGCTTTGCATCTTGTCGTTTCTTTTTGCCCCAGGAATCCTAACGGGTTGACTGGGTTTGAATGTTGCAGGATCGCATCCTAACGGAATAAGAAAAGCTTTTAACTGATCCACCCATTCATTCTTTGGTGGCATCTCAAACCAACCATGCAAGCTCTTTCCGCCAGTATCCACAACAGCGTGTAGCTTCATGCTGAATAAATCGCGCATCAATTGGAACACCGCGCCCATCTCTGGCTTGGTTAACACATCGGACTCGACAACTAGGAATACCCTATGCTCAACGGTGTCATTGGATCGGCTGACCGTATCCAGCTTGTAGGTCGCGCCAGTGGTGTACTGCCCGATTGGCTCGTCTAACTTCTTCCAATCCCAAGCTGATCTAAAGTTCTGCGGGTGTCTTCCGCTGTCCTTGACATCACCAATCCAAATATTGTCAGCGACATTAAACATCGAAAGAAACAACTGATAGTCCTGTGCTGGATCGCCTAGCTTTACTGGACTCTCCTCGTACATATCTGCTGGGTCCCAATTGTAGTGGGTCAGATAGCGTTGCTTGTTTGACTCAGCAATCGTCTTGATCCTATCCAACACCTCGGCGTGCGGATCTTTCTTAATGATTAACTTGGGTAGGGCCGTGCCACCCGACATGATGTTGGTGGGCTTGTACAGCGGGTCGGTGGAAATGGCTCGGCGCAGCTTGCGGTTGGCCTCGTCACGATACGGCGTGCAGGAAGTATGCCAGCAGAAGATGGTCGGCGCGCCGTCTACAAACACCGTTGTATCTCTAATACGAGTGTGACTGGTATGCGCAGCCTCTCCTGGACACTTGCACAGCCCGTGGTTCTCGGACTGCCAATCCACTTGGCCTACGATCTCTTCAGCTTGGCGTTGTGCGGTGGTCATAAAATTCAAACTGGCTCTGATTCAAGAGGAGAACACACTGAGGAATATCCCGCCGTGGGATCTCCCCACAGACCACAACGCCAGTTAGTTATTTGCTTTCTAGCTCCATCGCCTTCTTCGATGCAAGAACAATATCCTGCGCTGTAATATTGCGCAGAGCATTGCACCAGTATTGCGTCTTCGGCGTGCGGTTACTCGCATCCTTGCACTTCGCCTGCGGCAAGCCAGCGTGCGGTCGGCAAGGCGCGTGCGGGCAAGTATCGGGCTTGAACACCGACACGTTCTTAGGGTAATAGGTCATGCGGTCAGCAGGGTCGTAACTTCCCCACAGCGACACACACGGCGTATCTAACCCAGCAGCCATGTGGTTGACACTGCTATCTGGCGCGACAACAAAGTCAGCCCCGCTGATAATCGGGAACAGCGAGCGCACAGTCTTAGTGCAGTTAAACAAGTCAATCACTCGCGGGTGATCCACCTTAAAGTTGTTTGAGTTATCCAGCCCAATGATAACGGCGTGATGTTTGGGGTAGGCTTCTAGCAACGCCAGCACTGCCTCCTGCCCCATCGTTGGAGGGTAAGTGCGGGTCGGACCGCTAGACGAAACGTGATAAGCAAAGAACGGACTAGGCAACGGCCACTTGCCCATCGCCTTTAGCTCTTCATGGTCTGGCTCGATGAGATGCAGGACTGGCTTACAATACTTCGCCATCTTCTTCTCATCCCACACACCCATCCACTCGTAGATCCGCTGGTAGCAGTTGCCACCTCCAGTGCCTAGCTTGGTGTTGCCAACCTGACCGCTGAACAAATCATCCGTTGGCAAGTGAGCATCAAATGACCTCCATGCCTCCAGCGATGCAGGCAATGGCCACAGCCTTGCACCCAACCCAGCGTAGAGAGGCAAGTTGCGAGCAGGGGCGTAAACCTCCACAACCCCACCCGACTCCTGCACCAAGTAGTTGACGAAGGCGGTAGCAATGATCGCGTCACCAATTGCCCCAGCGCGGTAGACGGCTGTTGCCCCACCAGCAGCTCGGCCCTTGTAGTACGGCTTGATCTCGTGTGGGCAAGGGATTGAATCCTCCCAAGTAGGTCCAGTCAACTCATCGGGCAGCATATAGGTAGTGCGCGGATAGAGCATATTGTCATCGACTTTGTGAATTGCGTTTGAGTTATTTGTCCATAGTTTCATTTGGTGTTCCTTTCTATTGTTTCGTTCTACTGCGTCAATCCTTTTTCTTCCTCTAATATCTCCTTCGCTATCAAAGCCGCTGCATCCACCATCGTAATGATCTGGATCATATCAATCGCATGGCCATGAGAAACGCGATCCCTCTCTATGGCTAGCTTATCGCGTGCGATGAGAAGCATATCGCGTGACCACTTGAGCCTATCTTTAGACTCGACCCGCATTACGAACCTGATCGCATCCGAAACTTGCGTGGCTTACTTTTGCCTGCTGCGGATAACGCAATGGCAATCATCTGCTCGCGTGATCGCGGCTTACCGCCTGCTCCACGCTCGCTACCCTTCTTGCGGTTATCTGCTGCTAGTTCACTCATGTTCTTACTTACGTTCTTACCTAATGGCATTGTTTGTTCTCCTT